TCCGCCATCTCTTTCTATTTTTAACATTATCTTATAAAATCTTTCAGGCATAAATGTATCCATTCTTAATTGCATAAAACTTCCATTTACATCACAATCGATTTGTGTTCCTTTTGTATCAAAAGGAATAAGAATTTCATCAGTTACTGAATCTATAATACTATAAAAACTAGAAGTTGGTAATCTTTCTCCAGTTAAAAAGAAAGATGATGTTTGAAATTGTTTATTTGGAAATTCTGGTCGTACACCTATTCTAAATTTTGCAATTTCAGATCTTCTATATTCTGATTTTATATTTTTAAAATAAGGAACAAATGTATCAGAAGCAATTTCTGCAGAACTAGTATCTGTAAATGTTGTATTATTCCATACTACTTCTAATCGAGGAATAAATATTGTATGTGATTCTCGTCCAAAGAATTTAAGAGAACCAAGTATTTCACTAGATTGTTCATCTGAATCAGATCGTTTTATAATAAATCCATTATTTGTTATTGAACTTGTTATCCATCCATTAACTATATTAGTAACATCCATATAAATATCTGGAGATTCATTTTCAAATGTTTGTGTTGCTTCAGAACTTGTTATCCAAGAGCCTCCTCCTTCTAATTCTGTTTTACCTAAACTATTTCCCTGAGATGCCGTATTCCATGTTGTTGCTAAATCTTCAGAATCTCTATAATACCATGATGCTCCAAACGTTTGAATAGGAGAATCAGAAAAATTCCCATTACCATTTACCCATGATTCTGAAACAGGATATGCTTCAATTGAATATGAATGCAATAAATCGTTTGCATTTGCAGCACGTAAATTTAAATATACAGATGCAGAAGAAGCACCAGTACCTAAAGGTGGTATTTCATTAGACACTATTGATTGAGATAATGTTGTTATTTCTTTTCCAAAATCTAATAATATTCTACTATTGTAAGTATTTGATTGAAATACACCAAAATATTTAGATCCGGAAGCAATTTTTGTTAATTCTAGTATTTGATCGATACCAGTATTTTGAGTTGGATATCTTTCATATAATGTTGTATCTCGTTCTGCAAAAAATATTCTATACATATCTATTCTACGGTTTTAAAATTTTTCCTTTAATATCTAAACTAGGAAATTTAACTTCAAAAATACACGGATCTAATGATGGATATAAAATATTATGTCTTATAGCTCCTTGTATATCATATGAATTTTCAGAATAATTTCCATGTACATTTGTTTTATTTACTATTTTAAAATCTGTTACACTTTGCACGCCATCTAATAAATCTAACTGACTAGTTATTTGTGATATGTTTATTGGTCCATTTATTTGCATTCGATCAATACTAAACATCTCTTTTAATCTTCCAACACATCTTAATAATACTTCATTACTATTTTCATTAGGACGAGGTATTACTTCAAATTCAATTCCTATGTTAACAATAAATGCAGATTTAATATTAATAGCATCTGTCAATAATCTAAATTGTGATAAATATGTACGAAGATTTTGTTTTAAAGCTTCATTTAATGGTGATAAATTTCCGTTAGTATCATATCCTAATGTATATAAATTTAATGCTAAAGGATTTTGTATTCTATCACGAGGATATTCTTTATCTGTTGTATCAATTTGAGAATCTCCTATAATATATGCTTTAGCAACACTGCCAAATTTTCCTGGCATAGCATATATACGAGCTAAATAATCTTCTCGTGTTACACATCTATTCTGTGCTGCAAAACTAGCCATTGCACTTTGTCTTATATCTTCAACTGTTTCTTTTGATCTTCCTCCAATTCCTGGTAATGGATTGTTGACAGCTAAACTAGCCTCTGTATCAGAAAGATTAATTGAAGGGTCGACTAAGCTTTCTCCTAAATTTCTTTCAACAATAGTAACTAACGTATTTATACCCACATTATCTGCAACAGATCCTCCAATTGTATATCTTACAGTAAGAGTTATATTTTGAGGCGCTAATCCATATGTACTAGTATATAAAAAGTTAGTCGGGTCGACATTTGAATTGGTTGTTCGAGCTAAATAATCTAATCCAGCTCCGACGTTAGTTGGATTTGGAATAATTTCTTCATCGGCATCAGATGATATTCCTGATCCAAACTGTATTTCAGTTAATCCATCATCACGTAATCTTGTTACAAATCTTCTAGGTGTACGTTTTAATTTTAAAATATAAGGTACTGTTGATCTAAATTGTGATGTATCTGGATCATTAAATGGTATATTTGCAACATCCTCCATTATAGTATCTTGTGCTAAATAATCTACTTCATTCCATTTGTTACCATTTGAATCAACTATATCAACAATTTCTAAAATATTTTCTTCTGGAAGTACTATTTTGTCGTATGGCTTTGGATCTCCAAAAGGATATTCAGATTCAATTATTTGACCTGAAACAGCTGTTACTTGTTTACGTAATAAATAAAATTGTACATTACCAGATGTATCAATTTCATATACAGATATATCTGTTGGTTGAAAAAGAGTATCTTCTGAAAAATCAATAGGATCTATTGTTCTAAATTCTATACCATGATCTCCAGTTACTATCATCTCGCTATCAATTGATAACGCATATCTATAATCAGGTCGTGCATCATCTCCAGTACCTATTGCTGGTACTAATTGATAAACATCTAATTTAGTATTTGCCGGCGTTCCTAATTTTGGTGAATAACCAAATAACTGTGCTAATTGTAATGCATTCCCTTCTTCTTGTACTGATGATAATAATGTCTCTCGATAAGATTGATCTGTATAATATGATAATACATCTCCTACATATGCAGCCATTTCCATAAACATCATACCAGGAGATGATTCATTAAAATCTTGATATGTATTTGGATAATAATTTTTTGCAAAATTTATTAAATTTTGTCTAAACTGTGCAAAATCTTTATTTAAATATCTTACATCTTTTTTTACTAATTTATTTGACATTATTTATCTCCATTAATAGCCTCCTCCGCCGCCTCCGCCGGTGCCTCCGCCGCCACCACCGCCAACAAAACCACCACCGCCTAGGCCGCCTCCACCGAAGGTACCTACTTGAGTTAATCCCGGCGTTGTTGAAGCTTCTGCGATAGGCGATACAGTTATTTCATTTTCGCTAGCCAATACATTTATAACTAAATTTGCTTCATTAGTTACTATTTTAAAATTAATCTCTACTTTTAAAGAATATTGATCAGGTTGACGTACTACATTTATTTCATTTAATCGTATATATGGTAACCAGTATTCTATATCTTGACGCAACTCATCTTCCAAAAATTCTTTTATATTTCTTGTATTTTGTTCAAATAATAGATTTCGTATACTACTTCCAAAATTTGGCTGCATATATCTTTCACCTTTTGTAGTTAATAGTAAATTTTTAAAATTACTTATAGCTTGTTCTTCTGTTGTGTAAGATAAATCGAATACTCCACCACCGGCTTTAAGAGATCCTGATATATAATTTATATTAAAAGATCGTCGAGCAGCATTTTTATTAAATGGTAACATAACACCGATCGATACATCTGGTTGTTCATTTACTGGTTGATATTTATATATTGGCCTTGCCATTATCTACTTTTCTTTTTTTCAATTGCTTTCATTAGTGCTGAATAATCTTTTGTCATAGCATTTACTGTTGTAGCTACCTTTTCATTTGCCATATTTATTGGCTCGCCATTAATACCGGTTGAAGCTAATGGCCTTGACATTTTTGATTCTAATCCAAATGCTTCTGCCATTTCAGATTTAAAATTCATTGTTGACCAATCTGTCATTTCTTGTGTTGGAGCAGTAGCTGCTGTTTCATTCAATATATCATTTAACATAGAATCTTTGACAAATTTTTTCTTTTTAAAAGAAGGCTTAGGATTTTCAGTTAATGCATGTAATCCTATTCCATGATTTATAACATTTTTATGATTAACTTTACGTTCATTTAGCAATTCAGAAACTGCTGCACGAACTTCTTCTCGTATAACTTTTCGTAATATTTTAACGAATGATTTAGAACTCATATAGTATTCTCCTTTTTAATAAATATCTATTTGATAGAAATTAGGCTATTCCTGTCCATGGAAATGGAGGTGCTGTTACAGGTCCTGTAGGACTTGGCATTAATCCGTTCCATACTCCAGCAATAGTTTGTAAATGTCCTTGAAATGCTGATTTCATTATTCTAACAGTTTGATCAGCTTCTGAATGTTGAAATGCTTGATTTAATTGTGAAGCTAATGGTGCCGGTACTCCAGGAAATGTTACCGTGTTACTTGTAGTTATGACCATACCAGGAGGTACCGCAGATGGCACAAAAGATTTTCCAGTCCAATATTGAATAACACCATTTGCAGCTGCAGTAAAAGTAGATGGTGTTATTTTATTACCTTTACCATCAAGTGCTGTTTGAAATGATGATTTAAATCCATTTTCAATTGGCGATGGAGCTAATCCTAAACCAGTTGCTCCAGGAATAGTAATTATCATAGCAGATCCAACTGCAGAATGATAGTATTGTGCTATAGTACTTGCAGCTGCTTGTAAATTTTCTGCATTTTTATCGTTAAAGTATTTAGTAAGTTGTTGTTCAAAAGTACCCCAATTAGCAGCCATATTATCCTCCTGCTTTCATTTCTTTCAACTTTTGTAAAATTTGTTGAAAGGTACTTATATTAATTGGCACACCAGATGCACCAGTACCAGTTGGGTGAGTAATTTTAGTAATTCCATCAACTAATTTTTCAATTTCAGTATATAATATATCTAACTGCATTTGCCAATTTGGTGTTGATACTACAACATCTGTTTTTGCGGTTAAAATAATTTCATCTTTTTTAGAGTCAAAGTGTATTCTATCTGCAGATATTACAACTTGTGATTTTGCATATGACTTAGGAGATACAGCTTTTCCTACTTTTGGTTGTGATGGAGTAAATTTTTTTAATTTTTGTTGAGATGTTAAATATATAATACTTTCTGTATCTTCCTGCGATTCAATTCGAAATTGATTTTGAATTGGTGCATTTTTTTGTCCATTTGATATAATTGTAATAGGACTGCCCTGTGAACCTTCCCAACTAGGTGATTTGCCATATTGACTAGTACGACCTGTTATACCAGCTGAAAATCTTAATCCTTGTCCATGCCTACCTTCTATTAGTAAATCACCTTCGAATATTTGTAAATTTCTAATTTTAGATGATTCTACAAAATTATCGCCTGGCTTATAAAATTTAGGTGCTGATGATTTAGGTGCTCCACTAGTTGTATAGTTAGATAGTTCTGCACCAGTTGTTTCTTTTTTCTCTTCAGTTGCTGCATTAGGTAATGGATTGGCATGTGAACTTCCATGAAAATTTATAGGAACTGTATAGTACCATACTTTATCTTTTGTGAATCCAGCATTTGCAAATGGACTACTAACTTTAAAACATGTAACATGTTCACCTATTAATGGTACAATTTTAAGATTGCTAGCAGGATGTGCTAGATATCGCTCGGTATTTGTATTCATTCCTTGCAATTGTTTTACTTCTATAGTACCTAAAGGCAAAAATCCTTTATTCGGATTTCGTGGATCTCTTGTCCTCTTGAATGCCATCGATGTATCGATCACTTCCATTACTTGAGAGCTCATTAGTATTCTCCGTTTTTTGTATTTTTTCTATTTCTGCTTCTGCTTCTTCTAACAAACGTTTTCTTTCTTCTTCAGATAAACCAAATTCATTTCCATCTTCTTCTTTAGAATTAGCTGTTACTAATCGTTGAACAACTGCAGATAGTTTAACTAACGCATCATCATTTTTAACTGATACTTCTAGATAGTCTTTAATTAATGGAACTATAACAGTTGCATCACCTACATTTTTTATCATAGGCTCTAAACTTTTAATTAAAGTATCGATTTGTCGCGATTTCTTTTTTGAATTATGATATACATCGCGCATCAGATCAGAAAATGTAGTTCCTTTAAATAATTCGAATTCTTGACTCATATTCTTCCTTTAATATAAATATGAGAATTATTTTTATTGTATTAAAAATCCGGATTTACGATATGTTGCAAACATTTTTGCATAATCACGTTTCATTACATTAATTACTTTTGTAATGTTTTGAGTTTTAAGGCCGGTTCTTTCTCTTATTAAGATATAAAGAGCTTTTTTATTAAAGTTTTCTATATTATTTCTCATACGAAATAATTCTAATATCGTATCTGCTACTACAATATCACGTTTATTTGAAAAAATTACATTGAGATTATCATCATACCAACTACACCATTGATCGGTAAAATCACGTAATGATTCTTGATGATCGGATAATGCTACTTCTGCAGAAATATTTCTTCTTTCATCAATAATTTCTAATCCATTACGAGCTTTTAATTTAGCATAATTAGCATTATTTTGTATTATTAAGTAATTCTTTGCTATAATCGAAAAATATGAAAAGGCTTTACCTTTACCTTCTTGAAATTTTCCTATCTTTTGTACTAGGAATGCAACAACTTCTGCTTTAACATCTTCATATGGAACATCAAAATATGAAAATTTAAATGTATGATAAATATTTTCAACTAATTTATTAAATGGATAATTTATATGATCTCGAAATACTTTATTTCTTTTACTCCAACTAGGTTCTGTATTATATGCAATTATTGCTTTATCTGTTATATATGTAAAGTATTGCTTTTTGCTAGGCTTACGTCCTCTTCTTACTCGAGGACCATTCTCTTCGAGATCTTTCATTTCAGCAGCATGCCACTCATAAAATTTATCAACTGCACTCATTAAAATCCTTTATTTAAATCATTTATCACTTCTTTAATAATTTGAAAAGAAGTTCCTATTTCATCTGAAGCTTCAAATGCTCCCATTCTATCAGCATTTCTAATTTGTGAATTTGCTT